GTGCTATAGAGGGTACACGATTTTCGGATGAGATATGGGCTGCATTGGATAGGCACGTTAAGGAATATTCTACAGAGCAGAAGGCGCACTTGAATGGTGATGGCAGGGTTATGATGGATAGGCCGCCAGCTAATGTATTTGATGATGTTGTGGACAAGGTAGTTAAAGAGGCGCACAATGATGTGATAGAAGAGGTATCAAATGAAGAAGAAGATACAGGACGTACCAACGACGGAAGAGTGGTTGGCAGCAATATGTTTGGAAGTTACAAACCATCTAAAGACAGAAAATGGTAAAGGAAGGTAAGAGCTATACAACAGAGGACAAGCAAGAGGCGATGGGTTTGTACTTACGAGGGTTTGCCAAGACAGAGATAGCAAGGAAGATGAACAAGCGTTACAAGTATAATTTGACGGCTAAGACGATAAGTAGTTGGGCAGCCAAAGGTGGCTGGGATGAGTATCGCAATCAGGTTGAGATAGATTTGATAGAGCACACAAAGAAGACGGTTGTTGGAGATATGGCAAAGAATATGCATGAGTTGGAAGAAGCGCGCCAGACGTTTATGAGTAATTTGCGTGATGGTAGGGCTGAGATACGCGGGCATGAGTTTGTTAAGATGACAGAGGTTTTGGGTAAGTTACAGGATTTTGAGCGAGACAAGGAGGAGATGATAGGTCGCATAAATGAGTGCATACAGGGTGCATTGGGAGATGTGGGTATGGACAAGCGGTTGAGTCAGAAGTTTTTGCGTGCTTACATTGCTAGGTTGCGAGGAGATAATAATGAGTAAGAGAAATGGATTGAGTGATAGTTTTGTTGCAGGTAAGCGAAAGCATAAGTTTACGCAGGAGGATATAGATAGGGAAATCAGATATATGGACATACGTGCATATTGTTTGAAGAAGATGAAGAACACGCAAGAGTTTAGAGATAAGCACTGGCAGGTTAACGATGACAACTTGAAGGTATATATGCAGGGCATCTTTGATGCTTGTGATGACTTTCTTGGTTGGATGGAGGGAAGAATAGACCAATGACAGAATATGATGGTTGGACAGTTGTGTTGCATGAGATGATGATGCACGTTCAGAAGTTTGTGGATGACAATCCTATGGAGTACAAGGGTAAGGAGCTCAAGGCATACACGACAGCGTTGGGTATGGTGAGTGTATTGGCAAAACAGATGATACGCGACATACAGAGGGAAAAGGCTGATGTGGAGGTGTAAGGCTTGTGGAATGATAATAACTCCAGTAGATGTAGAGGACCATGGTAGTTTTTGCAAGGAGTGCCGCAATGAGTAGTTTTGTTATTTTACTGCTTATGTTTGCTTCGTTTGTAGCTGGGTTTTGGTTAGGTGTGGAGTCGTATAGAGATATGTTGAGGAAGAAGCTTTGAGAAAGAAGCACGCACCTAGCGAGGTACATCATATGACAATGTGTGGGCATGAGGCGACACCGCAAGAGTTTCGCAAGATGAAGGAGATGCATCCGAAGTACATAAACTGTAAGCGATGCTTAGCGTTGTTAAAATGAGAGAATGGTTTGATAAGTTGGAGACAACTAAAAAGATGGTAGTAAAGTATCTTAGAGATTATCCACATACGCGAGACAGCGATAAAGAGTTGTTTTTTATGATACTTAGGGATTACTATCGCGCAATACCTGCAGAGCAAAGAAGCCAGCCAGAAGAGAGTTTTTTGAGTGATTTGTATTTACTTGTTAAGTACGCACCAGATAAAGGCACAGTAAGTCGTATGCGTAGGAGAATACAACATGATGACGGAGTATTCTTGCCTACACCAGAGGTAGCAGAGATACGTGACAAGATGGAGCGTGACTTTAAGGAGTGGAGCAAATGAGGTGGCGGTTTAGTTGTTTTGTTTGCGGTGAGACATGGGAAGAGGAACACAGGGTTTTGCATAAAGATGATTTTATTTTTAGTGAGAAGAAGGAAGGTCGTCCTATGTTAGACTGTTATAAGTGCAAGATGCACAAAATATATACACCATTGATGGGTGAGGTAGTTGGTAACCGTGGTTGAGTATAGAGATAAGATAATTCACAAGTACATGGGTGAGTCATTTTGGACGATGTGTGGCCGTTATGTCGACGCAAACGAGGGTTTGATGAATGTTGTAGCGACTGACAAGGACCATGAGGTAAACTGTTTGGCTTGCAGGAGATATATAGATGAGTAAACAAGAGCAGAGAAATAAAATAAGTAGAATGTTAAGAACAAGCAACAGGAATCGCAACGTATTGCGTTGGGGTAAGGGTGAGACTAGAAATCATATATACACTAAGTTTGAGATATGTATGCAGCTAAAGGAGTGGGGTCACGAGTTTTACACTGAGGCTATCTTTGAGCCGTCAGGATTGCGTGCGGATGTCATAGATGCTGATACGGGTATTGTGTATGAAGTGCATAATACGGAGCCGACTGACAGTTTGGTACGTAAGGCACAGAATTATCCGCTAGAGGTACGTTTTGTGGACGCAAACATAGATTTTGAGGAGAGGATGTTACTATGAACAACAACTTTGACAAAGATTTGGCAGATGGTCATTTAGGCGAAAAGGCGGTTAGACATTTTGTCGAAACGGAATGGAACAAGAAGTTTATAACTTATGGTGATACGTCGGCTTTTGACATAATGTTTCAAAACAATCGTCAGAATCCTGTATTTTTTGAGGTAAAGACAGATTTATTTGAGAAGGATTGGGACAAGGGTGGTACAGGTAACATGGCAATCGAGTACAAGTGCCGCGGTAAAGCGAGTGGCATCAGGACAACGAAGGCAGATTGGTTTGCGTACTATTTTCCTAATATAACGGAGAATCATTTATGGATTATTCGCATGGATAAGCTAAAAGATTTGATAAAAGACAACAAATTTAGAACAGTAAGTGCAGGTGAGACGTATTATGACAATGATGAGAAGGTAGCTAAATGTTATTTGATACCTCGGTTTGATTTCCGCGGATATTTTAGTATATTTACGTTTGACGGACAGAGGTGGTTACCATCATTAGACTAATTAAAAATGGTAAGACAGTGTTGGAGACAGAGGATTTGCATCATTTGCATGAGGAGCTAATAATTCGCGACAGAGATGTTAAAGAGATAGTTGTAACTGTGCGTAAACACAAGTAATGGATAATAGCAAGTTTATTTCGCAGGCAATTGCAGGTGCGTTGGAGATTATGAACGACCAGCCTTTGACTTTGAATGAGTTTATAGATGAGGTGATGCGTGACTATATGGAGCAGGAGCCAGGGACTTACGTTCCTTTGGGCGATATGCATCAGCAGTGGGAGGAGAATTTCAACAAGGGTGAGTTTGCTTCTATAATTTGCGCACGTGGTCACTTGAAGACGACGTGGGGTTTGTGTGTTTTGGCTTATTATATGCACAAGCAGCCAAACTTTAGGGCTTTGTATATTTCTGCGACATTGGAGCAGGCTTGGGACAAGCTTGAGCAGTTTGAGGAGCTTTGTAAGCGGTCATGGCGTCTTAGCAACTATTTAGAGAAGGGTGACGATAGGAAGGTAACAATCCGTAAGGGTGCTAAACGGTTTAACAACGGAAGTAGGGTTCACGGTGCAAGTATAGGAAAGGCACTTGAGGGTCCTCACGTTCACATGATTATCTTGGATGACGTTTTGCAGGAGTTTCCAAATTTGACGGATGAGAAGGTAATCCATTATGTACAGAGAGTTGTGATGCCGATGCGTCTTCCAGAGTCTAAGATGTTATTGGTAGGTACTCAAAAACGAGTAGGCGACATAACAGACTGGGTATCTGAGAGTTCTGAGTGGAATGTTGTAAGACATCCTGCGCTTTTGGAAGATGGCACGCCTAGATGGCCTGAGTATTGGAATCAGGAGAGACTTGACAAAGAAAAGGAGACAATGGGAAGTCGAGCGTTTGAGTCTGAGTATATGTTAAATCCATTAGACCCAGAGTCTGCTGTGATTCCTTATGAAGTATTACAGCGTTGTTTGGATGAGAAGTTAGATATGGGACTTCCAGAGTATGATGAAGATATAAGCGTCGTTATGGGCGTTGACTTGGCCGTAGGTATGAACAGTCAAAACGATGAGACAAGCTACGTTCTTGTGGCTTACAATAAGCGTACGGAGCATCGTAGGCTTTTGTATAGTTGGACAGGTAAGGTAATGGCTCAGGGTAGTGGTTGGTTAGAGACACAGGTGTTGAAGATACGCGAGCTTGCGAAACGTTTTAATCCAGATACGATAATGATAGAATCGAATGGGTATCAGAGATTGGTTGTCCACAGTGCGTCGGATTTGGCGGGATTACCAGTCGAAGGACACAACACGGGAAGAGAAAAGCACAGCCATGACGTGGGCATACCTGGGTTGGCCTTGGAGTTTGAGAAGGAGAGATACCAGATTCCGTGGCAAAAAGAAATAAGGGAAGCAAGTCGACCAGGTCCTAGAAAGTTGACGGATGGTTTGAGTCGTTTGGTTTATGGTAAAAACGGAAGGTTAGAGGGTCACACGCCTGATGCAGTTATGGCGTTGTGGATGTGTGAGTTAGCAATCAAAGGTATGAACAAAAAGGGATTGGCTTACGTTAGTTGGGATTACATATAGAAACGTTTATATACATTAAGCATATGCATGACATCCAACCATTTATGAAAAAGCGAACACGGTTGGAAATTTACGGAATAAGTAACGACACTAAAGAAAGTTTGAAAGAGATTGCTAAGGCCGAGAATGTTCCGACGGGTGTTTTGGTAGAGCCTGTGCTTAGAAAATATGTTAAGGAGTACAATGGCAGATAAGAGAACTAGGTATAAGATTCCTAAAGGTGTAAAGAAAGAAGCGATGGATGGTCGTGATTTACGTCAGATGCATGGGTATGGCGGTGGTAAGGTGACAAAGACAATAAATCGTAAGTTACGTATGCAAAAGGATGTAGGTTATGATACGGCAGTTAAGGTTGATACATATTTTAGAAGGCATGAAAAGGTAGACCCACCAGCTAAGGGTTTTGGTGACAGGCGTAATCCGAGTAAGGGTTATGTGATGTGGAAGCAAATGGGTGGTGATGCAGGTCACAGGTGGAGTAAGTCGTTAAAGAAAAGATTAGATTTGCTTCAAAAAACAGAAAGGCTTAATAACATAATGAAGACATTGGAGGATATACATGGCATGGTACGATAGGATAATTGGACGCAAACCGATTAGAAAAATATCAGCTTTAGAAGAGATGATAGTAAACGACACTAATCAAGTGATAAAAGAGGCAAGGACTCCCGTGTATTCTGCTATGGGGACGAATGCGCAATATCAAGAGTCAATATTACCTCCGATAGACCAGAGGTACCTAGAGCAGCTAGCAGACCGTTACTCGCATTTAAGGACGGTTATTTCGCGTATTGCTTCACAGTCAGTTGCAAAGGGCTGGGAATATCATGCAGTAGGTGACACTGGTGACAAAGAGGAGAGAAAAATCTTAGAGAGTTTACTTAAAGACCCGACAAGAGGAGATGCAGACATATCAGGTATGGAATTGTTTAAAGCAATGATAAGACAGTTAGAGATATTTGATGATGTGTGGGTTAGTATTGTTTATGACCGTGTAGAAGGCGGTGAGATGAAAGTAGTCAAACAGCTTTGGGTAGAAGATGCAAAGCACATGAGGTTTCATGTAGATGAGTTTGGTAGATTTAAGGATGACGTTTATTTTGATGTAATAACTAGAGAGTTTGTAGACAAGGATGATAAGACAGAAGGCGGTATTCCTGCTGCAAAAATGGCATATTTTTATGACCAAGGCGGAGATAACGGTAAAATTCCGTTTGCAAGGGATGAGGTTATACATTTTAACAAGTACAGTGCGACAGCAAGGCTATATGGTCAGTCGCCGATTATGGGTCTTTCTAAAAAAATAGAAACTGCGCTCGCCATTGAGAACTTCCAAAATAAAATCTATAAACTAGAGAGACCACCTAAAGGTTTTCTTGATATTCCAGGTCACGATGAAGAAAGTTTGAACAGATTAGGCGAATATATTGCAGAAGAGACACGACGCAATCCTAATTTTGTACCAATCATAAGCAGTAGGGGCGAGGGTACAGGAACAGGACAAGCTAAGTTTGTGCCTGTTATGCCTAACATGGATGAATTGATGGCACTGCCATATATGGAACGCATTAACAACGATATAAACGCAGCGTATGGCGTTATGCCAATCATAACAGGAAGTACAGCAGGCGTAGGTGGATTGAATGCAGAAGGAGAACAAGTTAGTATATTTGACAGAACTATTTTAGAAACGCAGAAATGTATTGAGATGGGATTTTTTAAGCCGTTGTTAAAGATAATGGGCATAGAAACTTGGAAGATAAGATTTGGCGATATAAATGTAAAGAACGAGCAACAACAACTTGCAAATATGTTACAGAAAGCAAATATTATTACAGTACTTAACAAGGTAGGAATAGAAGCAACACTTGACAAAGACGGTAACCTTAAGTTACCAGACAATCCTCAGATAAGTATGCCAGATGATGCTAAACCAGAAGTAGGAGCGTTGAAGCCATGAGTGCTTGTAAGAAGTGTTTGAGAGGTCCGTTGTCGGTTCATGTACTTAGTTCAGGGTTT